CAATTCTTCTCTTCGGATAAACTATTACTGCCTTCCAAGGATCTTAGAAAGATATTTACGTTCAGGACGACATACGTCACCCCAGAATGGGCGCAAGCTCCAGACAATATGAATCTATTAGATGGCTTCTCAGTTCATCCTAACTTTAGCAAGTTAACCCCTGATGATATCCGCAATGACGGTAATATGTACATATTCTCAGTCGATACCGCGTCTGGCGTAGGTCGTGATTACTCAGTTATTAATATTTTTAAATTGACTGCTCTACCGTATCGAATGCTTGACCAAGTTAAGGACTTTATTAAAAATGAAGGCGACTTTTTTGGACTGGTTCAAGTAGCCTCGTTCAGATCAAATAAAAAGGATATTAATGAATTCACTAATGTTCTGGAATACTTAACGTACTCCTTGTTTAATCCTGAAAAAGTCAGACTCTTAATTGAGTTAGACCATAAAGGGGATTATGTAATGGACAAAATACAGCAGAACGAACTTTTTTGGCCCGGCCAATTAATACATTCAAAACATACAATCTCTTCAACTAACTGGAAACCCGGTTTAAAGATGACTGAGACGAATAAATCAAAATATTGCGAACGTTTCAAGTACCTAGCCGCAGTTAATAAAATTCTTCCTAACGAATTTAAAACAGTTCATGAACTTGGTGCATTTGGAAAATCTTCAAATGGAACATATAGAAGCCAAAACGGCAATGACGACTTGGCAATGACATGCGTTTCAACTGCAGCATTCTTTGAATCTCCGAATTTCTGGGAACTCGTTAATGAAGAACTTGACAGATTACCTAAAGACTACTTGGAAAAAGTGTACGCCGATTTTCTTGGAGAAACCTATATTAGTTCCTCAAACGGATATGATTATGGGGCTCTTAGAGAATTAAATGCAACTCCAGCAATAAAAAAACCTGGAGCAACTAAACGGTTTGATGAAAATACGGTTGACCAATACCGTAATTTACTCTCTCAGTTTTACGGAAATAACAATAATGGCGGATGAGATACGACATGCTAATCAACTTCGATTACGAAGGAAACAAGAAACAAATATTCGATATAGTAGTTTCTCATATTCAAGAAGCTCACGAAAGTAAACTACCTAAAATCTTTATTCGAGAGTTAACTATCATCGACGAAAAGGTCGATGTAATTGCCCAAGAAAAAGATTGGCCAGACTGCTTAACTAAAGCACTAAATTTTTACAAACAGATTGAAGACTACGAGTCTTGCTCAAAGTGTCAAACTCTATTGGCCAAGATTCAGTCTCCAAATAAAAAAACAAAATCAAATGGCAGAAAGACAAGTTAGGAAAAAACCGCAAATAACAAAAATTGAGTTAAATGAAAAAGACTTACGTCAAATCAGTTTAAAAAATTCGCAAGGAGAGTATCTAGACAAGATTATTTCGAATGACATTACGTTTTGCTACGGCCCAGCTGGTACCAGTAAAACGTTTACTGCTTGCCTAGCCGCACTAAAGCTTTACATGGGCGGAAAAATTAAAAAGATTATTCTTTCAAAACCGATTCAAGAGTCCGGCGAGAAGCTTGGGTTTTTACCTGGCGAAATAAAGGATAAAATTGATCCATTTATGGAAAGTTATCGATCAAATTTGGTAAAATTACTAAATGATCCGAATAATGTGGGATGGCTTGAAGCCATGGGAGTTATTGAATTTAGACCTCTTGCCTATATGAGAGGAGCAACCTTCGATAATTGTTTAATGATATTGGATGAGGCACAAAATGCTGATTTCAAACAACTTATGCTTTTCATTACTCGAATGGGTAAAGATTCAAAAGTATTAATTTGTGGCGATGTTAGCCAATATGACATCGCAAAGAGTAAAGTAGCTTTACCGGAGTTTATTTCTCTATTAAATGGGATTAATGGATTGGCTATTCACCAATTTAGAGATGAGGATATTGTCCGAAATAAGATTTTAATACAGATCACGGATCGATACGAGAAATGGAAAGCAAATAATCCCAAACACTTTTAACTAAAATACTTGATGAGCGCGTACGACTTAATTAACAAGCAGCTAAATGACGAAATGCAGAGCCTTGCGGAGCTTATTAAATCTGGCAAATACACGGAAAGAGACAGAAATCGACTAGCTTCAATAATGTATCCCAAACTAAAATACTTCATTTGGAAGTTTTTTAATGACCCAGATGAGACGGATGAGGTTTTACATAATACGCTATTTAAAATCTTTAAGGGACTTGCTTCATACAGCGATAGTTATAGGTTCACTACGTGGATCTATACTATCGCTAAAAACGAAGCCCTACTCCACCAACATAAGTTAAAAGTTCAATACGCAACCAGCATTGACAATTTAGCAAAACCTCTAAATTTACCAGACGAGTCAGTAAGTACTTTCGAAAAAGAGATTTACATGGACTCTCTCTACACCATGACTACTTCTGAATTAAACGGGCTCCCTGACTGTATTGAAAAATTTATCCTAATTGACAAGGAATTACATCACATGCGAGGTAATGAAATTGCTGAGAAATATGCAATGAATCTAAATACAGTTAAAACCAAAATACGAAAAGCTCGTAAAATGTTAAAGGAAGCTGTTTTAACTAAAAATCCGGAAATGGTAGACCGATTAACTGAATACTTTTAACTATGAAACTATTAAACTTTATAAATCCAGTCATTGCCTTTAATTCGGCTAAGGACATTATCAAGGACCTTAATAATTATGTCTTTTATAGAAAGCAGATAAAGAAGATGGAAACTCAAAACTTTTTTAAGGATTTGAATGCCAGAACTGACTTATTGAGACGTGTCTATTATGTTCTTAATCTTGAACCTGAAACTCTGTTAGCGACTGGTGATCTAGCTGATCTTGAGAAAAGTCGAGTATTTGAGTCAGTTTCTAAAATACAGGGTCGATTCGCCGATCATAATTTAGTTGAAATAATTAATGTGTCCTCTACTCGAATTAAAACAGATGAGTATTACGCGTTCTTAATTCTAATTAAATACGATTCTAAATTCAAATTTTCAAATCTATTAAGAGTCCTAGGGTTTGCCCTAATCGCCTATTTCGGAATAACTTACATTGGCTATTTAGTTAATAACATCAGCCAAATACAAGAGTCGGCTCTTCAAATTATTAACGGAAAGTAAATAAATAACTAAAAGAAATAACTTTTATGAAATTCATTAAATTACATTTTGAGAAAATTGTACTTGGATTACTGTTAATCCTAATGGTACAACAGTGCAATAATTCAAGTAAAATTGCAAAAGTTGAAAAACAGGAAAAGCTAATGAATCAAAGAATTGATTCAGTGTATACCTCAGATCTTAAGAAAATGATTGAGGTTGAAGGTTTAAAAGCGTCCAAACGTACACTATACGACTGGAATTCAGTTATTAGAACAACGGTTAGACCTGATGATCGTATGAACCAATACGATTTAGAAATAGAAAAAATCAGAAATTCTAAGTAATGTCAAGCAAAGCAACAAAAATCTTTATTATTGGGACGTTTGTTACTCTATACTTATTAGTATCAGTAATTTCAACAATCCACGTTATTGATTTCTTTAGTATGTCTAACCCACCATGGTTAGCAATTAGCCTAGCAATCGCATTTGAGGTAGGAGCAGCAGCTTCTCTTGCATCAATTATCACATTAGATAAGATGAATAAGGGAATTGTTTGGGCTCTTTTTATTCTATTAACTGCAATGCAGGCAATGGGAAATACCTATTACACATACGTTCACCTTAAGGATTTTCAAGGATGGATTGAATTATTTGGCCTAGTTGAAGAAGAATTGATATACCAAAAACGAGTACTTTCAATTGTTAGTGGAGCAATTCTACCAATCGTTGCATTAGGCTTCATTAAATCACTAGTTGACTACATTAAACCGGCTGATACCGTAAATGATACCGTAAATGATATAGTAGGTGATCCTGTAAATCCACAAATTACTGACGCTGTTACTCAAGCAATTGAGATACCATCGGATGATCTGTTTGAGGATTTGGAAAAAATTGAGACTTTTCCTGCTAGCGAGCAAGAAGTATACGAAACCGAACCGGTTGTAATTGAAGAAGACGTGATCACGGATGAAGTAGAGATTTCTCCAAGTCAAATTGAAGAAATTCCAACTGAAACACAGGTAGATAATAAAGATATACAAATGTCAATCGATGATAAAATAGCCAGAGGCCTTACTTCACACAAAAGTGGAATATTATTTAGCGACGTTATTTAAAAAAGTCAACCATGAATGTCATACATTAAATTTCAAGACGATCCGATTGCCCAAAGATTTAACAATTCATTTGCTAATCTATGCGCGGGCGATCCTACTAAAAAGGTTTTAAAATTACTAGATCGTTGTTTTAAGATTTTTAACAATGGAAAATCTGAAGCAAGTTTTTGTGATTTAGAGAAATTTCTATATCCAGTAGACGGAAGTCAATCTATTGATTTTGAAGTATGTGGAGGAAACCCTGGCGAAACTTTAGTGATCTATGATAATTCACTAGATTCAATAATTCCAACTTACCAAGCAAACGTAACTACTCCCACTAATTATCCAGCTGTATCAAATCCATTAGAATACTTTACAGCAATTCCAGCAGGAACTTCTTCAAGCCCAGCGTATTATCTACTACAGAATGACAGAAATTACGCACGTGGCTGTATCTTGTACATCGACTATCCGAGTCTTGATAAAAACGGTGAGGCCATTGTGCCAGCCGCTCTATCTTGCGATATAATTATTACGGACTACACAGGTTCGTCTATTTCATATCCAATTTCACAGTTCTTTTCACAGTTCAGTAATCCTGAGACTCTTAACGCAACTAAGCTGATAAATAAGATAGAGATACATAATCCAAATCTAGACTTTAGTATTAAGGTTAAAGGCTTGGTAGTATATGTAAAAAGCAACACTGATCCAAACAATTGTGCTTGCTAAAAATACTAAAATGAAATGAACAATATTGTTGCAAAACTTGTAAAAAAACACGGAACCGCTAATAACAGTACAAATTACACGCCGGTCTTTACTACTCAAAGTACTAGAGATACTGCGTCCGATGCAACTACTGGAGTAGGTTACTTTACTGATACATGGTTCGGAGTTCACAATCCTCAAACTACTGCACAAACTGTTACGGTATGGACCGTTGACCAAGGAATTGGAGGATCTGGCGTAGACGTACGAATTCTCCCAGGAGAAACTTTCTATGCAACTCTTTCTAAATTAACAGTATCTGCTGACATGGTTCTATTAGGTATACCAACAACATTTAGTAGATAATGACGCCAATCTTAACATTCGGTCAGAGACAGCAAGCAATGAGAGGTCTTCCTTTTTATGGGAAGGGCGATTTTAATTTTGTTGCATCAAGAAGCGGTTTCTCAAACGGTATTGCAATTAGTATTTTACCGTTATCCGATTTGTCTAGACCTCAACAGGTTGAAGTAGACGACTTTGTCCAAGATGTTAAGGCTTTAAATCAAGCATTCAAAAAGGGTTCTAGATTAACTGGAGTTAAGGTTAACTCTACTTTTAAAAACAAGAAACATGAACCTGAAAATATTATCGGAAAGTTTGAAGCTTTCAAAATTGATAAAAAGCACAAAACCATCAGAGCTTTCATTAGGGATCCAAAAACAATGGAAGTAATTGAAGTTTATCCTGAAACTTTAAATAGACTTAATGAGTCTAAATCGTATCTTGCGAAAACCTTCCTAGATTTCGTGATATAATTCTAAAAAACTGTTTATTTATGGGCAACGAACAAGACCGTCCGCTTAATCAAGAGGATGAAGTTCAAGCATTCCTTGAATCTGAGGACGCTAAATACGGCAAGAACTCTAATAACTCCAATAA